CTGAGTCTTTCGATCCATCGCTAATAATGCACTTGCGTCATGCTCGAAATAATGGCTATCGTTGTTCTGCTGTGCTTTGGTCAATAACTTTAAGTCGCATTCCTGAGCAATATCGCACAACCGACTCGATAACGTCTGGTCGTAATAGTTGCGGTTGTCTTCCGTCCTAGAGCCGTAACCGCCGCTGTCTGGAATACCTAGCTTAGACGGTGGCATATTAAACCAGTTCGCAACCTCCCTAGCCTGATGCGTTCTCGTTTCATTCATTTGCGACTTCTCAGCGTCAATCTGAATCGAATGGAACTTTGCACCATCACGAAGAATAACAGTTTGAAACGCTTGCCCTGCATACTTCTTTTGAAATCCTTGCTCTAGGTTGTCTTTTGCTTTCTTCTCGAATGACGCAGGGATCTCCAAGATGCCACCAGCATTACAATCGCCACCAAAGAATTTAGCGGCATGGTTCACCGCTGCCAGTCCAACTGAAATGGACGTCCTAGCATTCTTCAGTAAGCTAGGCTCTACAACTCCAGGAACCTGGTTGCCTTGATAGTGCAGGATCTCTTTTGGCTTAAATGCAAAGACCTCAGCATCAGTACCAGATCCGATCTCTGAATAATAAAGACCATCCTTAAACTGTGTACGATCTGGCCTGAGAATGTACATTCCTAAGATTCGCTGATTCGTTGGATTCCGCTTAATCCAAGCATAAGCGTTATTCCACAGTAACTGCTGATAGACGAAGTTAGACCAAAATCTAAATGCTGTCTGTTGCTCATTCGCTCGACGTTTGACAATTGAATACGCCTGATGCTTTCTGTCAACGTCCCTAGCCTTTGGGCCAAGCTTCGGTTGTCTGGTGTAAACGTTTAGTTTCATCTTGGCAATGTCGCCAGATATCATCGCTAGAGCTTGACTAACCGGGGCATAGCTCACGACGTCATTAACACCGACGGAAATACCCGCCTCAGTTTTTTTCGATAATGCGTAGTCGTGGAATACCTCTTGAATCGTCTTAGCCTGGATTCCAAAGACCTGTTTAATGATGCTCACTTATCGCCCCTATTCATTCCGTTTACGGTGCCTACCATCAGGGCGACTCCAGTTAATATTAAACACATCGCAGGACTAACCAGCCACATACCAACGATTGACAGCACTCCGCCTACACAAAATAGAGTTGTTTGAATTGTGCTAATCAACCTGATATCCAGTTCTCTGATTCTTCATAGAATTGTCCAGCTTTGTAATCTTCGCCATGATACGCGCGGTGCAATGCCATAATACCCGCAACTATACCATCTATCTTTTTCACATCATCACGTTTAGGTTTACATGGTATCTTACCATTTTTTTCGTTAGTTTTCACCTGAACATGACCAGCCTGCCAATTTAGAACTGGATGGTTATTATGTTTCAATCGCTTCTCTACCAGCATAGCTTCATAGTTTTCCGTTGGTCCTGCGTACATCGAAACAGACTGTTTAAACTCGGCACAATCCCAACGCAACTCATCCTCGCAGAACTCATCAATCAAATCATAAGCGTATGTCTTATCATAGGATAAATCGATAACATTGAAGTTCTCATCTATCCATTTCATCTTCTCTTTAATGTAGCTCAGTTTAACCGTCTCCCCTGGCACTAATTCTAGATGACCTGACTCAGCCCAGTCTAAGAATTCGACCTTATCTTTATTCTCCCTAGCGTATTTCTCAGGTAACCAGAACAATGGGAACTGGTAGAAAATTGGCTCGTAATCATTTGACTTAAAGATCATAGATATAGCTGTCATGTCCCTAGTCTTTGACAAGTCCAGCCCTAGCCAAACTGAATCGCCAGCAAAATCCATTACGTCATACTGCTCAGCGTTCGCTTTCCAATCGTCCATTCTCAGCCAAGGGTTTTCGGACTGTTGCCAGATATTCAAACGGTACATTTTGAAGTCAGCAAATAGACTAGGCGATTGCTTAGACTCCTCGAAGTCAGATAGGAACTCTTCACGGTGAGCCGTATGTCCCCATGCTGGATTAGCTAACTTCCCGAACTTGATAGGATCCGCTTTGATATCCTCGTCGGTTGAATCTTGTGGAGCCTCGTAAATCCTTCCAAAGAGATTCGTGTTTTTGATCTCACCAGCAATAACTTTCCTTACATAGTCTTGCCGCTCTTTACCGTATCCGTCTGGGTTGTTTCCTGCTGTCGAAAAGTCAAACCGCAAAGGCTCAGCCCTTGATATACCAGCTCGCGAGATAATCTTGATGAACTCCCTATCCACAACGTGCGTTTCATCAATTGCGATATTGCCGTTGATACCTTCTTTTGATTTCTTCGATCTTGAATCACTAGACGATAATGGCTTGTAAAATGATCGACTTGGTAAATGACGAATCATCTTTTCGTTCTGGTTTATCTTACACTCTTTCGATAGCTCCGGTGATTGCTCAACCATTGCAATTGCATGTTCCGCAGCTATCCTGGCCTGTGTTCCGTCCTTCGCACCGCCAAACGTCTTGCCGCCTTGCTCTCCATCTCCGCACGTTAAATAAACGCTCCAACTTGCAATCGTTGGAGTCTTCTTTTGTTTCTTTGGAATCCAAACGCTAGATTGATTAAACCTTCTAATATCACGTTCCCGAACTTCGGAATATCGAACCCAACCAAAAACGGACATTGTACAATCGTACTGCCAATCAATTTGATCTGGTTTCGTCTCGATCCAGTCCAGGTAATCCAGACACCGTTGAACTGACTTTTCCTTACCGCCAGAATCCCATTCAGTCAAAATAGGCTTGTCAAGTTCTGGATTTCCACAACGCATTAACACTGGCTCGCCTGCGTTCTCTCCCTCGTACAATCGGCAATACCTTTCAACCCACCAGACAGTCCAAGCGCCACGCTCAACATCAAACTTACAACCCTCTTCGATTGCTAGTTCGTCGCTTGCGTTTCGCACCCATCTAGTAGTTATTTCGCTCATCGTTGACGTACTGCTACTCCACTGGATTGAGTTGATGTTTTCACTAAGTCAGCCCTGTTGCTTGGGAACATCCCAAATCTAGATTTATATTGAATCAATTCTCTCACCCAACTATCACGCTGGATAGCCATTGGATGACGTACCATCCTTTCACCACTTTGAATAACCCAGCCTTCATCATTGCAAACATCATCAGCATATTTAACCTTTTCATGCAATAGGCACAATTGGCCGAAGCTCTCAACGTCTGTTTGTTGCAATACTCCAGAACTAACGAATAAATCATAATGCAGCTTCCATATCCGCACCCCTTCTTCACCTAGATAATCAGGTATCTGGTTATCATCTGGCTTGCCGAATTTGATAATGTCATCAGGATTGCCATGCCTACTGGCATTCAGCGTTCCGTCAAGCAATCGAAGCTCTAGCGGTTTCTTTGGTGGTCCTGGCATTAGTTATCCTTTTTATCTCCACAGTTGCAACTTCTGCATGTCAACTGAACATTTGCGTAGCTATGCTCACCGCCTTTTGAAAGCGGTATGATATGGTCTATGTTTGGATACTGTGGATGATGATGGCTGACCGTTTCAAATACATGCGTAAAACATATCTGGCATTTATACTTATCCCTTTTAATCACAAATCCCCTCGATACATCCTCCACAAACTTACATGCTTTCATTTTATTTTGCCGTTCTCGGCTGTTGAATCTATTACTGCATTTGCGAGAACAAAACCTCTGGCCATCGATCCCAACAGATGCTGAGTCGCATTCAACACAAATAAACTTAAACCGTCTCCGTTTCTCAGTAAGTTCAATAAGCTGCTTAACTGCACAATCTTTACACAATCCAGACCTTTTATTTTTTTGGGAACCGCATTTACATATATCCATTTGCTGCATTGTGTATTTGCATTTTTTGCTGCAATACTTCGAAGTACTCATGTAAACAGTACCGCAACAAACACATGATCTCGGCATATTCTTTTTAGGCACACGCGTTCTACGTTTGCATTTATTGCACTTTTTCTTTATCGGTCCATGCCTATGCTGCAATACATCAACACCGCAGTATCTGCAATTTACTTTTTCTGGCTTGCTCAAACCTTCTATCCCGTCAAAAAACACGCACGGT